TCAGGGCAGGCGCGGCCCCTGGCCCGAAAACAGGTCAAAGTTGTTGCCCAGGCGTCCGGCGCCATTGAGCAGGGTCTTGCTCAGGGAAAGATAGTCCGTGCTGCTTTTGCTGCGCAGCTGCCGTTCCCGGGCCTGGGATCCCTGGGCGGCATTGCGCTGGTTCCAGGCCTGGACTTCCTGATTGTAGGCCGCGCGTTCGCCCTGTTCTTCGATGGACAGGGCATCAAGTTCTCCTTTTTCCCGCAGGTCGAGCTGACTGTCCAGATGGCTGCCGCTGTCGATCTGCGCGCCCGAGGCCCCGGCCTGTGCCCGCTGTTTGCCGACCAGCAGGGATGTTTCCTGACGTTTGCGCACCGCCTTGTCGTAACTGTCTGCCCGGGTCTGCCGGGCTTCTTCTTCGGCCATGCGGGCATTCTCTTCAGCGATCTGCGCATTGCGCCGGGCCATGTCGGCGGAGAATTCCGCCTGCTTGCGCTGCTCTTCCTGACGGCTCACGGCACTCCAGGTGCCCACGGCGGTGCTGGCAAGGGTCACGGCGGCCCCCAGCAGGGCCGCGGTACTGCTGGCCACGGCCATCAGCGCAGCTCCTTGTGCCAGACGCTTTCCGTATGGCGGGCCCCCAGGCGGCGGTACAGGGCGTCACAGGGGCGGGAGGCCGGGGAACTGTACTGGACCACGTCCGCGCCGCGTTCCCTGAGCCCGGCCTCGGCCGCACGCAGCAGCTTCAGGACGGCCAGGCCTTTGCGGGCGGCCGGTGCCAGATACAGGCCATCCAGAGCGGCCAGACGTTTTCCCGGACGGTGCGGGCAATCCGTCAGGGTGAAGGCGGCGTAGCCCTGCAGGCTGCCGGAGCTGTCCCGGGCCGTCACTACATGCAGCATGCCCAGCCGCTCCCAGCAGGCATAGCGTTTCGTGTCCAGGGCGTAGACCTGCGGGCCGAACAGGGCGGCCTCGCTCTCGTCCCAGTGGGCCTGCAACAGGGGCGGCAGTTCCGGCAGCAGGCGTTCGAGCGGTTCACAGTGACAATGGATCATGCTCTCTCCTTGGTTCATATCTCCGCAAATTCCACATCCAGGCTCAGGGCCAGCAGGTGGAAGGGCAGGGGACGTTCCTGCACCAGCCAGATGGTGGCCGAGGGGCCGTGTCCTCCGGCGGGCAAAAAATCCACATCGCCGCTGAAAGGTTGGCAGGCCTCATCCCAGCGCCGGGGCAGGAAGGGGATGTCGTAAAGTTCGTCGCGGCCGGCTCCGTAGCGCCCGCCCACGCTGCGGTACAGGCGCAGGCAGCAGCGGCCCAGCGCCCGTTGCCGTCCCAGCGTGCTGCCGGATTCGCCGTTGCCTTCCACGGGCAGGGGCGACAGGACGGAGGCATAGGGCAGGCCTGCCTGGACGATGCGGGCGGCAAAGGGCAGCCGGATGCGGCCCTGCCGCACCACGCAGCCTTCCACGGGGCTCCCGTCCGCCAGCACGGCCAGGGACTGGCCTTCCAGATGGTCGAGCCCGTCCACGTCGTTGACCGCTTCTTCCCGGTGGAGACTCAGACCGCAATCCACAAAAAAAGCTTCCTCCACAGGATCGCTGTCCTGCCACTGGGGGGCCAGACGTTCCAGACAGTACCGGGTGCCGCCGTCCGCATCCCGGCGGCGGACCACCAGCAACAGTTCGTCGCTGTCCGGGCCGGAGAGGCTGCACACGGACAGCACCTCTCCGGCCGTGGGATGGCGGCTCCAGCCCCAGATGTCGTGTTCCTTGAGATAAGTCAGGGCCAGCAGCAGGCCGTCGTCGCGCACGATCCAGAGCACGGATCCCGGCGTCTGCTGGTAGGCCCATTGGCGCAGGCGGTGCCCTTCGAACAGATGCGGCGCCAGGATGGAAAGGTCATTGCCCGCATAGCCGTCTTTTTCCAGCGAATAGAACAGGTCGCGCACATGGGCGCCGTGGCGCTGCACATGCAGGATGGCATTGCCGATGATGATGGGCGCAAGGCCCGCGCTGCCCCAGTAGGACTGGGCCGTGATGGTGATGTTGCCCGGGGTGATGGCACTGCCGTTGCCGCTGGCCTTGTATTCGCTGCCCGAGGTGCCCAGCAGCAGGTCCCCGAAGCTGGCCGCCCAGGCGATGGCGTCGATGGAGCCGGACGCGATGAGGTATTCCACCGGATCGTCGTCCTGCAGGGGGCGGGACTTGCGGAAGTTCTCGAAGTCCCCGCTACGCGAAAGGTAGAAGGCCTGCGGGCTGTCGCGTGTGCCCGCCAGGACCATGCGCTGCTGGTGGAAGGCCACCACGGACGGGTTGTTGCCGTCGGCGAACGGATCCCAGTCCTCGCGCGGGGTATCGGCGGTGTCTGCCTGATAGTTGTTGTCCGAAAATGTCGTGCCGCTGCTGACGCCGATGAAGCCGTAGTACCCGGCCTCCTCCCGGTAGATATTGTATTCCGTGGCGCCTTCCACGGCTGTCCAGGAGAGGTCCGTGCGGTTGCCCACCACCCAGTCGGAAGGATGCTTGCCGTTACATCTGCCCGCCTCCGAGGCCAGCGACTGCTTGCCGTTGGCGTCCACGGCCACGATCTTGTAGCGCAGCGTGTAGCCGAGCCCGGCGTCATCGTCGTTGTTGCCGCGTACGAACGTACAGCTGGGGGCTTGGGGAGCGGGCAGGCTGCTGTTGAGGGCCACGGCTTCCAGCGTCCAGCGGTACCCGTGGCTGCGGATGGCATTTTCCGGCAGGGGGGCCTCCGGCTCGCTGTCCGTACTGCGGACGAGCTTGTGCAGTGGATAGGCCGTGTGGGCCAGATAGACCGTATCCCCCACCTGGGCGGCGCAGATCTCCAGCAGATGCCGGGCCTCGTAGGGGGTGGGCAGCCGGGGGATGCTCCCTTCCTGCGGATCGAAGCCGTGGATGTCGGCGATGCTCAGACCATTCCCCGAAAGGACGAGCACGAAGTTCTGCTCCGCCAGAGCATTGAAGCTGAAAGGCAGGAGCACGGCCTCGTCTTCGAGGCTGCCCAGGAACAGGGTCCCGGGGCGGCGGCGCACGTCGCCGTGCAGGCCGGGCAGCATGTTCTCCATGCATTGCACGGAACTGCCGTAACGGGAAAGGTCATAGCGGGCGGCCAGGATGGGGGAGACCTCGCCGCCGGTGAAGTTGTGCAGGGCTATGCGCATGGATCCTCGAAAAAGGTGGAGGTTGCGGGAGGGGCAGGGGAGCCAGGGAAAAGCCTGTGGGAGCTGTCCCGGATCGTGGGGAAAAAGGCAGCATCACAGGACGTGGAGGGGGAATGGGGATCGGCCAGACGCAGGATGATCGTGTTCACGTTGCCGCATCTGTCCCAGCCCGTATGCTTCCGGGCACGGGCCGTGACGGCATGTGCCGGGGCCGGTATCCGTTGCAAAGAAAATGGGCCGTTCCCGCATCCGCCGGGGCTCAGGCCGCGCTTGCTTCTTCCCACTGCCACAGGCCTGCTGTGCCCGGCACCCAGACGCAGGCGGGCATGTCGGCCCTGGCCAGCCAGAGCTTGCCTTCGTAGGTGTAGTAGCTGTCCTTGGTGACATCCATGCCGTAGAGGAAGGCGAAGGGATGCTCCCGGCTGCCATCCGGTTCGTCACCGGTCTCCGGGGCCACGGACAGCGGACGGTACACGGCCAGCATCCCGGCAGCATCCGGGGGCTGGTTCTCGATGGCTGTCACTTCCTGCATCACTTCATAGACGATGCCCTTGTGGGCCAGGCGGTAGCCCTTGGCGTAGGTCTGGCCGGCGGCCCAGTCCGTGAACAGCCCGGCTTTGGCGAAGGTGGCGAACTCGGCGGCGGCGAAGGCGCCCGTCTGTACCATGTCCGCCTGCATCCGGGCCATGAGGATGCTGCGCGACTGCGCCCTGGCCTCGGCTACGGCCTGCGCGGCCAGCTCCTCGTCAGTGGGCGGGCGGTTGGCCTCTTCTTCCAGACGGGCCTTCTCTTCTTCCCACAGGGCTACGAAGGGGGCCACGCGCCCGGCGTAATCGTCGGTGGAAAGCTCCTCGTTGGGCAGGCCGTCGCCGGGCTCCACATGGCCCGCGCCGTCGTGCCACTGGAGGGCATGGAAGGTCTCGGATTTGATGCCGTCCAGGAACAGCACTTCCCCGTCCACAGAGATGATACCGTCGGACGGGATGACGGTGACGTGTGTTTTCATGCTAGACCACCTTGATGAAGTAGTTCATGGCGAGATGCGGGTCGGTGTGGGTGCCGGATACCGAGCCGGACAGGGGATGCGTGTGGGAGCCGTTGCCGCCCGTTGCGGAAGTATTGGAACTGCCGCTGTCGTATAGGTACCCGCTCTCCATATACCGTCCTTTAGTCGATATGACGGCAGTAAACGGGTGCGTGTGGCTGGGCATCTGCGTTGTACTCAGCGTCGTGGCCCCGGTACTGCCGGAAAGTTTCACGGCCACATCTTCGCTGCCGCCGGTGGTGCCTTCGGGCTCGGCTTCGCTGGCACCGCGGACATAGCGGCCCCGCAGGTCAGGCACGGTGCCATCCTTGCCGTCGCTGCCGCCGTCGCAGAGGAGCCATTCTTCGCGGGCCTGTTCTTCTCCGGGCATGACGGCCCGGCGTCCGTCACTGCCGCCCGGCGTCGCGCCCCAGATAGGGACGGGCACGAAGGGCGGGAACATGTCCCAATAGTCAGGTCTGGG